CCATATAATAGAGGATGTATTACAAAAAGCAGATGAAGATTTGAAATATTGTCCAGAATGTGGTGCAGAAGGTATGAGAAAATTAATAGGGATTCCTAATTTTCACTTAAAAGGTGACGGGTGGTATAAACCGAGTCCAACTGATGACACAAGCGAATAAAAGAGTATTTGCAATAGGGAATGGAGAATCTCGTAAATCTATTGACTTAGATGAGCTCAGAGAGTTTGGAATTATATACGGATGCAATGCACTTTACAGAGATTTTCAACCAGATGCATTAGTATGTGTTGATCCAGCAATGAAAACGGAGATATGGAATACAGATTATTTATTAGAGAATAAAGCATACTTTAAGGATTGGACAGATGAGAAACCTTTACCTAACTATAGTGGTACAGTAGTTTTACCTACTACACCAGGAGTATTAGATTCCCCAAAGAAAATCATTAATAGTAATGTTGTTATAGCTAGAAAGTTTCCAGAGGATGCATTTCGTATAGGATATGCATCAGGACCAGCATCAGTTTTAATAGCTTGTATAGAAGAAGAACCACATGAAGTGTATTTGATAGGTCATGATTTATATACAACAACAGAATATTTTAACCACCCTGTCCGCCAGATAATTGGATAACACAGTTAAAATGGTGTTTTAATGATTTTAATACGATACAATTTTATCATGTTAATCCTTTAAAACAGCAGCCAGAAGAATGGAAACACTTACTAAATATACATCATATAACTTTTGATGAGATGTGGACAAGACTAAATAGATAACATATATTATGAAAAGAGTTTTTGTGATTTGTAATGGTGAATCCCGTCAGCGGATTAACCTAGAAGATTTAAGACAGTATGGTAAAATATACGGCTGCAATGCACTGTACCGAGATTTTACACCTGATGCCTTGATAGCTGTTGATGACCGAATGGTTCATAGAATATATTGGTCAGGCTATCCCCTACAGAATCAATGTTATTTTAGAGACTGGGTACGTTTACCCGCTGAAGCTTACGACATGGTAACGCTTCCTGAAATGATTAGTGATGACATTACAGAAGTTACACCAGACATGATACACTCTAATGATAGAGGAGATAGAAAAGAGTTTGTCATCCATGGTACACATAAAGATCGCATGAAAGAGTGCGAAGATATGATAAGAGAACGAGATGAGGCTGGGCCTAATGTTCTCGCTCCAGAAGTTTTTGAAATGTTGTTCACCCAACCTGGATTTTATATAAGTTGGGTAGCTGAAGAAGATATGGTTCAGAGCACAACTGCTCCAGATTTTATACCAGGAGGAACAGATTTCGGATTAAGTGGTGGAACTTTAGCTCATTTGATCGCTATACTAAAAGAAGAACCTGATGAGATTTATTTTATTGGTATGGATCTGTATTCTCTTAATGATAGAGTTAATAATATGTATAAAGGAACAGAGAGTTATTTGGGCCCAGGCGGTAATGCTGTTCCACCAGATGAATGGATTTTACAACACAAAACGATTATGCATAAATTCTCTGACATCAAACATTATAAAGTAAACGAAAAACCACTTGGAGATCCTTTAGAGGATACTATTAACCGAGTGATAGAAGAATGGAATGATACGCCCAACTTGGAGTATCTAACCCATGCCGAAATGTTCGGCAAACTCGCCGGTTAGGCGAGACAACATAACCAACCAAAGGAGGTAATTTACCAAATGGCTGGAGAAAACGTAGTTACAACAATAAGGTCCTGGATCGCCGGCATCTCAGCAGTTGCCGTGTCCCTATTAGGACTTGCAATCGTACTACAGGTCCTATTCGGACCGGACGTAGTATTTGTGCCCGTGGATGTCATCGGGAACATACAAGGTCTAGTGACATCACTAGGTAGCTCAGGGTTAGCTGGTCTAATCACTGTTGGCGTCATTTACTGGATCCTTAAAAACGATTAGTAAGTTTGACAAACGGTATGATGGGGGGTCGGCCGACTCCCCTTGTGCCTATATAAATACATATGTACAATTTTTGAGGAGAAAAATAAATGAAGAAGTTTTTAATGGCACTGATACTTATGATACCGATGAGTGTATATGCTTGGAGTTTTCCTAGTGTAGGTGTTGAGAATGATGTTAGTGTTACATCTAATGGTTGGACGGTTAGTGTAGATCAAAATGGGGGCAATGCAGTATCGGTTGGTACCAGTGGTCTATTATTTACTAATAGTGATGATGTTCGATTAGGTGTAGCTTATGACACACCTTTACTATGGGGTTTGTCTGGTGGAACATCATGGAAGTATACAACAGACCATGACCATGTGCTAGGTGTAAACACAGCACTAGATTATTGGGGTGCAAACCTCGATACATCAGTTGCATGGAATCTTAATGAGATGGATTTTGATGCATCAGTTGGGACTGGTTATACAGCATTTGGTTTAGATGGTAGTGTGACATCGAACTGGGATATAGATAGATTTTCATATGAAGGAATAGATGTGAGTTCTGGATATACTTGGGCTGTTACAGATACATTTTCTGTACGTCCAAATGTGACAGTGCCTTTTGATGGTAGTTTTGGTTTAGGAGACATCACAGCAGGTGTTTCTATTAGTTTGTCTTTTGGGTCTACTCCTAGCGAATAAACCCTTGACAAAGGCTGTTAGGTATTGACAAAGGCTGTTAGGTATGTTATACTTAATAGTATATTATGAGTTGTTTGTGATTAATACGATATATACGATAATACGGAGAATACGATTATGAGTTTTGCAGACTTAAAGAAGAAGTCAGGTAGTTTTGAAAAACTACAAACAGAGTTAGAGAAGGTTAACAACCCAGTTACATCATTTGCGGATGATAGGTTCTGGAAGCCAGAACTAGACAAGAGTGGAAATGGATATGCAATTATCCGTTTTCTTCCACAACCCAAAGAAGAAGATTTGCCATGGTGTAAAATCTGGTCACATGCGTTTAATGGTCCAGGTGGTTGGTACATTGAGAACTCCCTTACTACGCTGAACAAGAAAGATCCCATTTCAGAGTACAATACTGAACTTTGGAACAGTGGGGTTGAGGCGAATAGAGATATTGCCCGTAAGCACAAGCGTATCTTAAAGTATTACTCCAACATTTATGTTGTGAGTGATCCGAAGCATCCAGAGAACGAAGGCAAGGTGTATCTGTTTCGTTTTGGTAAGAAAATCTTTGATAAGATCAGTGAAGTGATGAATCCTCAGTTTGAGGATGAGACTGCACTGAATCCTTTTGATTTCTGGACAGGTGCTAGCTTTAAGCTAAAGGTTCGGAAGGTTGATGGTTTCTGGAACTATGACAAGTCTGAGTTTGAGGCTACTTCAAAGTTGCTTGATGGTGATGATGAGAAATTGGAAGAGACATATGGAAAGTTGTTCAGTTTGACACAGTTTCTATCCGAAGATAACTTCAAGTCATATGATGAGTTGAAGGAAAAGTTTAACCGAGTAGTGACTGGTAGTGGTATTACAGGTACAGTAGAGAAGTTTACTGCGAAGCCTGCTCCAGTAAAAGAACCAGATACAAAGGTTGAAGAAAGTGATAGTGATGATACATTGTCTTATTTTGCCAAGTTGGCAGATGAAGATTGATTAGTCGTAAGGCAACTGCGACACCAGGGAGTCCTTCGGGGCTCCCTTTTTTTATTAGAATGTGTTGAAGATAGGTTCGGCAGGTGGTTTAAATCTTTCTTGGTCACTACCTTGACCCTCTGGATATGAAGGTAGGGTAGCTTTTTTAGGTGTAGCTCGGAGTGTATTAGAAAGAATTACATCACAATGATATGTGTTGTCATCCCCTAGGCTATTATCAATCACATGGGTGAGCTGCTTGATGATCCACCAATTGTTGAGTCGGTTGGGAAATATATAATCACCTCCGTCATATTGACCACTAGCAACACCTATATCTGGTAATTTTAATTTAACTAACATCCCAACTTCTAGACCAGAGATACCATGAAATCTAGCGGTTAGTAAATTATAACTACATGCGTGGTGAATTTGCATCTGTCGGCGCATTGACAAGTCAGCGGGGGTAACAGACCAAGGATAATTAATTTCTTTAGAAGTTTTATTAATAGTAGAATATTTTTTACCACTAAAGCTGTTTAGCATTAGGTGGCTATCTGGGAAATCGCTTATTGTTCTATCTTCACTTTTTCTATTTTTATCAGCCGTGTTTGTAGGATTAAATACTGGAGTTTTATTAACCCAAGAGGATTGTTCTTTTTTCAAAGCTTTGTGGTAGCTGCTTTGATACCTTTTAATTGATTTATTAAAAGCATCATGGACTATATTTTTAGAGCCCCATAGTCCACTCGGTATGGTTTCTAAAGTATCAGCGAAGGCTTGATATTCATAAGTTGTAGCTGTAGTCATTTGTCCAAAATAGCTTTGGGTTATAGGTGCATTTCCTAATGTTAAAGTTATTTCTTTTTTAGGTTCATGCATAGCTGGTAAAAATTTATAACCTCTGGTTGTTTCATAAAAATAAAAATCAGCGGCTCTTCCATTAAATGGATTAGATGTAGAATTAGAGGGATTGTTAATTTCTGAGTTTGAAGTTATCCAACTAATAGCTTCAAAAGGATGCATTTCAGGAATATTAAGATGCTTGAGGTCAGTAGTTTCTTGTAACTCTATAGTTTTAGTTGTTTTTAAATGATTTTTTAAAATTTGTTTTAGGATATCAGAATAAGAACCTTCTATTGTTTGACATATTCTTATACGAACATTTCGCAAAAGTTCAGGTGAACAAAAATGGAGTCTGTAAGTTAATGCTTGAGGAGCTGTGCCTCCTGATGCAGTTTTTAATTCTTCTACGCCATCTACTCGGTATATAGCTAAAGGTTGCTTGGTATAGTTTACACTAAAATCTTTTAATCCAGCTTCACTGGCACCATCAGTTTCAAATTGTAAATATAGAAGTTCTTGGCCCACAATAGGTCCATTACGGACAATATTAACAGGATCTAGCATTTCTAACCAGCCAGTTATCCCCATAGATTCTATATCTTCATGTAGATATATTTTTAAGATTTTATCAGCTATAGTATATTGCCTACCTTTAGCATAACTAATCCAAGCGGTAATGATATTAGGTTTACCTGCTTGAAGTTGAACATCTAGATTTTGTTGACTATCTTCGAGGGTTTGGAGATCATCTAGGAGGCTATATGTCATTTTTCTATTAAAGTTTCAAACTCTGTTCTGAACCTACCCACATATTCTGGTTTCAGAATTCGGATTTCTCGTTTAGTTTTTTGTATTTCATCTTCAAATTCTTGGTTAGTTACGGCTACTGCGCCAGCAACATCTGATTCAACTTTGATTTTTATATTAGTATTTCCGGACTCCTGTGGAATTTCATAGTGGTGAACTGCACTTGGGTTAGAATATTTGTCATTAATAAAGGCATAAAAGTCTCGGTTTTTTAAAGGCCAATCATAGTATGGGTTCGTGATTTGATTAAACATGAGAATAATCCAATGATAAGTAGTACGGCCGTATACTTTAAAGGCTACCATATCTGGTGTTTCATCTTGTTCAACAATGTATTTTGCAAACCAAGACCTATTGTTTTTAACATAGTCTCTAACTTTTACTCGCAATAATAGGTCTTTGATGGTAGTTTTAGTACCATTACCTGTAACATCATATTCTATTGTTGGAAATTGATTGAAGTACATTAGAAATCATTTCCTACAAAATCATCTCGATCCAAGAGTTCCATTTCTTTAAACTGTAGAGTTAAATCTACTTGAACTGGTGCACCTTGGGTCTGATCAAATGTTGTAAACTTATCACCACCATAAGAAACACCAACATTAGTTAGAGCACAGTGTCCGATTCTAGGTAGGTTGGGGTTTTCATCCCACCCGTTATGAAAGGTTATCTTAAATACTGATGGGAGGTCATATAGTCGAGTAAATTGAGTAGACATCCTAAGAGGAGCTGAGGCTAGTTTAAAGAATCTGACTATGTTATCTATCACTTGAGAATCACTTGAGTTAAGTGGTTTTAATGCAAATGAATAACTAAAGTTTCTAAATGCAGGTCCACCATAGCTCATCATTACTTGGTCTAAAACTCTTACACCCATTGAAAATTGCATTGTTTCAGCAAGTCCTGTAGTCTTTAAACCCGCTGCGATTAGTTCTTGACCTGCACTGGCAGAACTAAATTGGTCTTCAACTCTTTCGCTAAAGGTAGAAGAACTCCCACCCGTTCCTTGACCAGTTAAGTAGTTTGTAATGCCTCGACCACCACCTGGGATTAATTCTATAAGTCGAGCTCCCATCTGCTGCATGGCTCCTACAGTAGATTGATTCCAACTTTGATCGTATGAAGCTTGTATACCAGCAGGAATAGGAAGAGCTGCAAATCCCATACCAGTATTACTGAATTGAACTACTTTGGTATCTTTAAAACCACCAGAGATTTGGAAGGCTTGAAATTTCATCCAATTTATAAGATCACCATCCCCCATCCCTAATTTGGAAGGATATTGATAGTGACCATTTAAGATACCTTGGTGACTTAAACGGCTAGCAGCTAAACGCTCGGCCGCAACTTTACCTTTTAATCTAGCCTGGCCTGCTTCAATATGTTCTACAACATCTCTAGTAAAAACTTCTGCCATACAATCATTCCTCTTATGTGTATAAGTATTTATATGGAAAAACGCAAGTTCAAGAACAAGATGACATACAAAGGACGGTTTGTACCTGAGCGTCCGCAGAAGTATAAAGGTAACTCACGGAACATAGTGTATCGTTCTATGTGGGAGCGTAAAGTTATGTCTTCCTTGGACCGTAATGATAATGTATTAGAATGGGCTAGTGAAGAAATTATTATCCCATACGAGTCACCACTAGATGGTAAGTTACACCGATACTATCCAGACTTCTGGGTGAAGGTTCAGCAAGGTCAAAAGACTAAAGAGTTTATCATTGAACTCAAACCATCTAAGCACCTTAAGGCACCTAAAGCGAACCCCAAACGTAGAACAAAAGGCTATCTTTATGAGGTGAGAGAGTGGGGTCGTAATAATGCAAAGTGGACTGCAGCCAAAGCATACTGTGAAAAGAAAGATATGGACTTCTTGATATGGACTGAGAAGGATCTAGGTTTATGATATAAATAGTAGTAATGGCTGGTACTATATTTGAACAGTTAAGAGATGAAGCGGAAGGTAGAGAGCTTTCGGTCCGCTGGTATAGAAGCAAGATCAATAAACTTGCTCCACGTATTACTGCGGGCGAAATGTTAGCCCAAGGGAAGTCAACAGCGACTCCTAATTATGGCCTACTGAATCTGTTTAATTATAAACCATTAGGACCAAAACGGCTCAAGTATTATGATATGTTTCCTTTAGTATTACCGTTCAAGTTTTATAGAAATGGTTTTTGTGGATTAAATTTTCATTATTTGTCTATACCAATGAGAATAGATTTGCTACGAAGGTTAGATGCAATGTTTGAAGAAGATGCTGAATTGTATCGGCTTGATGCAGATAACCAAGGTAGGGTGTTAGCGTTTACATGGCAAAGAATTAAAGGGATGAGAGGAGTAAAGCCATGTGTACACCGTTATCGAGCTAAGTATGTGTATTCTAATTTTTTAAAGATAGGGGTACACGATATGGCCGCGGCTGTTCTCTTACCAGTAGAAAAGTTTTATGAGGGAGACCTCTGGTCTGATAAACAAGGACGAGTGATATCTAGAGATGTATGGAGAGATTCACGGAGAGAAACATATGCCTAATAATTTAAATAACTTTATAGGTCATCTAGCTAAAACGAAAGTAGCTCGACAGAACAGGTTTCGAGTAGAGATTTATGGGCCGTTTGGTCTGACTGAAAGATCAGGTCCTAGTTTAGACTTAATGTGTGAATCTATTACATTCCCAGGTACTAATGTTAGAAGTGTTCCTGATACACTCCGATATGGACCAGCACGAGAACACGGACAAGGGATGACCTACGGCCCGTTTACTGCAACATTTATTTGTAGTGATGACTTACGAGAAAAAGCATGGTTTGAAGAATGGCAACAAATGATAGTAAACCATAGGACTTGGGAAGTAAATTATTATGACGATTATAAAGGTGAGGTAAAGATTTTTCAGTTAGATGTGAATAATAATGATACCTATAATATAACAGTTACAGAGGCTTATCCTAAAACGATTTCTCCACAAGATTTGAGCTGGAGTTCAAATGATTCATACCAGACAGTGGCTGTAGAGTTTACTTACCGATATTGGATTCCATCCCAGTTAGGGAGACGATATGAAGCAATATCAGAACTGAGAGCACTCGGCCCAGTAGGACCATAAATTAACACAATAGATGAGGTGAAAATATAATGACATTACCCACAATTAATGTACCAACCTATGAGTTGGAAGTTCCTTCAACAAAGGAGAAAATAACATATAGACCATTTTTAGTCAAAGAAGAAAAGATACTTCTTGCTGCGATGGAGACAGGAGAAGGTGAAGGAGACTTGGTTCGTGCATTAAAACAGATTGTAACAAACTGTTTAGTGACTGAGATAGATATAGACCACTTGGCGACTTTTGATTTAGAGTATATCTTTTTGAACCTTAGGTCAAAATCAGTAGGAGAGGTTGCTAAGGTAACTGTGATTTGTCCAGATGACGAGGAAACAGAAGTGTCTTTAGAAATACCATTAGATGAAATTAAAGTAACATTTCCAGAAGGACACACTAACAAGGTTCAAATAACTGACACTATTGGGATGACAATGAAGTATCCAGATTTTACTTTAGCTTCATTACAGAGAGATGGGGGTTCTGAGTATTTGTTTGAAATGATTAAGGGATGTATTGCCCAGATAACAGACGGAGAAACTATTTACGAACGAGTAGATTTCAATGATAAAGAATTAGATACTTTTATTGATAGTTTGAATACTAAACAACTTGAGGGGGTTCAAACCTTTTTTGAAACAATGCCTAAGTTAAGACATGAAGTTAAGGTTACCAATCCTAAAACTAAAAAGAAAAGTACAATAACACTGGAGGGACTTGATTCTTTTTTCGCATAGCTCTTTCTCACAATAGTCTTGAGAACTATTTAAGAACGACTTTTGCATTGATGCAGCATCACAAATATAGTTTGAGTGATTTAGAAAATATGATGCCGTGGGAAAGAGAAGTGTATACTACATTATTAGGGGAATGGATAAAAGAAGAAAACGAGAGGATAAAAACAGAACAGAATGCCAGACGATAACGATAACGATAAAGAAACACAGGTATTAGTTACAGAGAAAACTTATGAAGTAGATAAGAAAGATTTTTTACTTATTCAAGATGTAAAGAAGTCTTGGTATAATACCACTGCTGGGTTTATGGATACATTGAGATTGATCCCTCGATTGTTGATGATATGTTATGGTTATATATTCTGGATGTCAACACAATGGTACATGGCACTACCAGATCCAACCAATGCACAAGCCGCATTTATATCTACTATTGTAGGTGCGGGTGCCGCATGGTTTGGTCTGTATGTAGGCAGTTCATCAGGTAAAAAGGGCAAGTAAATGGCTGCAGATAAAGAAACATCAACACGCGCTGAGCAGATTCAGAAAGAACGAGCAGCCCGACTTGAGAAGCTGATAAGGACTCTTGAAGCAGGCCAAGATAAAGATGCTGACCAATTTAAGAAGGTTGATAAGCTTGAGCAAAAAAGAGTAAAGATAGCCAAAAAAGAAGAAAAATTTGAAGATTTAGGTAAGAAGCTATTTCAGAGCACTATGGGCGGTATGTTTGGTGGTATGGGTAAATCTATACCTGAGCCTGTTAAGATTATGGGTAGAATGGTTGGTGTGATGTTTGGAGCTCGTGCTAGAATCAAACAAAAGAAAGCAAAATTACTCAAGAAAGTTTATAAAAGAGCTGCTGCAGTGGGAATGGATACTTCTGGGTATGCAGAAAAATCTCCAGAAGCTTTAGAAGAAATTGATAAGAACCTTGATGCTATAGAATCTATAGAGTTACCTGAAGAACCAAAACCAGGTAAACCGAGTGGAAAACCTTATAAGCCTATGGATTGGCTATTAGGTAAAGGTCCAACAGGAGGTGGGGTTAGTGATAAGACTCCAGCGGCGAAAAAAGAAGAAAGGGTTGAAAGATCCGCACAAATAAGAAAAGAAGATGCTCGGTGGGCAAAATTGCTAGAATGTGCTTGTATGACGAAAGGTAAAGAGAAGAAAGATGGTGGCTTTGGCGGTTTGGGTAAGCTTTTTGGAGCAGGCGGTCTTAAAGGTTTGATGGCCAAGCTTTTAACTGCTATAGGTTTAGGAGGACTGTTGGGCGGTGGATTCTTAGCTGGTTTAGGTGCAGTTGCACTACCAGCAGCCATTATAGCTTGGGGCGTTTTATCTGCTGTTAATATATTTAAAGATTGGAAAGAAGGTATGGCGTCTGGTGGCTTTGCTGGAGCTGTCTCTAAAGCTCTTGCTGGTAAAGCGGAAGGTGGTTGGGTAAATTCTATAATGCAGGCAAGTAAATGGGCTGGATTCGGCGCGATGGCTGGGCTGGGAATTGCCCCACCATTAGGAATACTTATTGGAGCTCTTATAGGGGCAGCCTTTGGGGGTATATTTGGATGGCTTGGTAGTAAGACAGTAAAAGAAAAATTAGATTCGGTAGCTGATTGGTTTGGATTTCCTATAGACCTGACTGTTGAAGAAGAAGAGGCACATAAACAGAAAATAGTAGACTTACAACAGCGCATTAAAGATATTGTAGATCCTGAAACAGGAACATTGCAAGCTCTTGAGGCTCAAGTATCTACCTTAGAATCTTTAGAAGCTCCTACAACAACACAGAAAGAAAAATTAGATGCTCTTTATGATGAAATAGAAGCAGAAAAGGAAAAACAGAGAAAACTTGAGCTTAGTGTTGCAGAATTAGAAAGAGACCTAGAAAGACAGAAACTAGCAGACCTAAGAGGTCAGAAGAAAGACTTGGCCAAAAAGATTATTGATCTGGAGACCATGCAACAGAATCATCCTAGAGCGGGGTTGGTTCATGGTGAGATCGGAATGTTAGAGGCAGATATAATGTTTTTAAAGCAAGATTTAAGAAACGCTGAAAAAGATGGAGATACGCTTAGGGTAGCTACTTTAACCGAGGATTTAGATTTTGCTGAAAAACAATTAGCCAATAAAAAATCATTGTTGGCTGATCACAAAGTAACGATGGATAATTTAAAAGATTCAATTCATGCCGAACAGCAACGTCTGTCTGATATGGATGGCAAGATGCTATCTGGATGGGAAGAGTTTACGCTTGGGTTTACAAACATGCAGCGAAGTGTAGGTGACTGGTTAGCAAACGCGACAGCAACTTTGAAAAATTTGAGTCTCCCCGATTGGGATATAGGAGCATCTGTAAGTAGAGCTGTGGCAGCCGCAATTATGGCGGTTAATAATAAAGCTTCATGGATGGTTCCTGATGATTTAGCTACTTGGGCTAAAGGTGTTTTAGGTCAAGGCCAGTCACAGGCATATGGGGAACGGTATGTTGGTTATGGGAAATTGCTCGCCAGTGAAGCTCAAAGGAAAAGGTATCAAGAAACCTCATTACCTGGGACTTTAGGAGCAATTGATACTACTCCTCGTATTAGTGGGTATGGTGATGATGAAGGTGGTGCTTGGGGTGGTAATTATGGTAAAGAATTTAGATCATGGGCTGAAGAGGGAGAGTATAAAGCTCCATTGTCTGGAACTTTAGGTGCAATAGGCGAAAATGTAAGAGGTGCGTATGGTCAGTTACGGGGGCCACTTCTTGGAGGCGTTGCTAGCCGCTATGGTGGCGCTTTAAGTAAAGTTCCTGACTGGAGAAAGGGTAAGGCAGTTTCAGCAGAAGCTCCTGACTCAGGTATGCAAGGCGCACCTACGATACAAAATATGTCGGCAGAAGCTTGGAAAACAACTACGACATCCCGAGGAGCAGAAACTCATAAAGATTATGGTGTAATTGATCCAGAAACTGGAAAAGAAAAGTCATCGTGGGCTTATAGAGCTGGTAAATTGTCATCATCGAAAGCTTTTATTATACATCACACTGCTGGTAGAGGTACTGCTGAAGGGGTGATGAATGTATTTAAGAAACGGAATGTTTCTTCAAATTTTATTATTGATAGAGATGGTGCGATTTGGAGAGCTGTACCGCCAGGTTTTCGTTCCCAACATATGAGAGATGGTCAGGGTGTGGGAAAGGGATTGAATAATTCTAACACACAAAGCGTAGAGATCATAGCTAAGGATGATGCAGATGTAACTTCTAAACAAGTTGGTGCTGCTATGGCATTGGCATCTTCATTAGGATATAAGGCTGGTCAAGTATTAGGGCACGGTGAAGTAAACTCACATAAACGAAAAACAGAAGGCAATAGAGTTATCAGTGCTATTAGAGGTGAGCCTAGGCTTCTTCATAGAGATGAGCAAAAGCAAGTTGGGTCAGGAAAATTAGAAGCTGTTAAACTAGCAGGCGCTACATCATTTGCTTCAGAAAGACAAAAATATTTTGGAGGTAGTTCTGTATCTGCTGAAGCACCAGATGCTAGTGTGGCTTCTTCCGCAACAACAGGACTTTCCGAGCAAGAGGCTCCAGTCACTAAAGCATCTTGGTTGGATAAATTTGGGGCTATGCCAGCTTGGTGGCAAGCACAAGTCATGGGATTAGCTGGGTTTTCGTTGTTTCATGCAGCTGGGCCAGTGGTAAGCGCTCTTACTATGGGAGCTGCTCTGCCTCTCGCTGCTAGTGCATCAGAAGAAACTACTAGTAGTTCGTTGGTAAATGGGGCTACACAAATGGCAGGGTCATCACCCCTGGCAGCTGAATATAGAGCACTTTATGCTGGTGGAGAATTTGGAAAGAAAGGTATTTTAGGAAAAGCTGGATCTCGGGGATTAGCTGGAGATTTAGATTGGAAAGTGCCAATTGTTGTGTCATCAGGTCCTATCACACTAAATGATAATTCAGTTTCCAATCAGCAGAATACAACAAATACAATTAAACCTCACGAAGGTTTTGCTGTTATCCAGAGAGAACCATTTAATCAGTGGAATATACATGGTCGCCAATTTTAACGAATAAAAGGATATATTATGAGAATCAAAAAGAGTAGTTTAGGTGTCGTATTAGGTCTAGTCCTCGTTGCTGCGCTAGTTTTGACAGAAACGTTGGTGTGGGCTGTTGTCCCTACTGTCACGGTAGAGAAGGCCCGGGATGCAACTGTACTAGTAGCTACACGAAATGAAAACAACCAAATGGGTAATGGTTTTGGTTCGGGTGTATTGATTAGTGAAACAGGGATAGTTCTTACAAACTATCATGTAATACATCGTGCTGACATCATCCGTGTATGGTTTTATGACCCACTGTTGTGGCCATAGGACACCCAATGGGTTTACAATGGTCAGTAACTACAGGTACTATTAATCATCAAGAACGACCAGGAAAGATTACTCCTTATGTGAATGTTATACAGCACTCAGCAGAGATTAATAAAGGGAACTCTGGTGGTCCATTGATTAATGAGAACGGGGACATTGTAGGTATCAATACATATATATTGGCACCAGATGGACAGTGGACGGGAGTAGCATATGCCATCAGAGGTGATACTGTTTATGATTCAGTAGAACAGATGTTAGAAGATGGTGATGTAACATATGCAGCATTTAAAATACGTTTAATAAATTTGAGTGAGTTTGTTGTTAAAGGTATAGCAACTGAATATCCAGATGAGAAGGGTATACCTAATACGTTTGGGTTAATAGCTATTGGTGTAGAAGAAGATGACCACGCATACGAGCAGGGTGTAAGAGATTTTGATACCTTTGTGGCTTTAGAAGGCTTCCCTGTAAATAACCTATATGACCTTAAAAAGGTAATCAAGGGACACCGGCCAGGTGATATGGTGACGGTGATTTACATTAGGGACAGTCATTTTAGAATAATGGACTATGAGTTAGGACAGATAG